AAGCCCAGCGCGGTCTTGATTGGCGGTCTGAATATGGCCGTGGTGGGACTGAAGTGGGCATTGCTAGGGCGCGTGACATCGTGAATGATCGCAATCTGTCAGAAGATACGGTTAAGCGGATGTTCAGCTTTTTCAGCCGCCACGAAGTGGACAAAGAAGCTGAAGGTTTCAGCCAAGGTGAAGATGGGTATCCATCAAATGGCCGCATTGCGTGGGCTTTGTGGGGCGGTGATGCCGGCTTTGCATGGTCACGCAACATTGTGGAAAGCCTGAAGTCAGAAGAAAGCCGTGCGGTCACGGATGCCGTGCGTGAAGGCTTGAAGAACAAAGTTGAAGAACACAATGAGCAAGTGGGCAATAGTGCGGCAAAGCGCACTAACTTGCGCACTCTTATTAGTGTGTTTGAACGTGGTATTGGCGCATACAAAACCAACCCTGAAAGCGTGCGTCCAAACGTGCAATCCCCTGAACAATGGGCATATGCGCGTGTGAACAGCTTTCTTTATGCTCTCAGAAATGGTAAGTTTAGGTCAGGAAAGCATGACACGGACTTATTGCCTGAAGGGCATCCGATGTCATCAAAGCGAGGTGAAAGCATGAAAAAGCGTCATGTGATTAATATTGAAGAAACTGAAGAAGCGTACATTGTGACGTTTGCGAAGCCTCATGCCGAAGATGAACCGGCGGTTGAGGCCGAAGAAATGCCAACAGAAGAAGAACGTTTCAGCCGTGAAGAAATGTCAAAGCGTGCGGTTCACATGGGTGATGGCGCATCGATTGACGAAGAAACCCGCCGTGTGAAGGTTGGTGTTTCCACAGAAGAACCCGTTGAGCGGTCATTTGGCTTGGAAGTCATTGATCACACACGGGAAAGCATGAATTTAGATTTCTTGAATAGTGGTCGCGCACCGCTTTTGCTTGATCATGATATGGAAAAGCAAATTGGCGTGATCGAAGGGGTTGAACTGGATGAAGATGCGCGGCGTCTCCGCGCAATGGTTCGCTTTGGAAAAGGCGCACTGGCTTCAGAAGTGTTCAATGATGTGACTGATGGCATCAGACAAAACATCAGTGTAGGCTATCGCATCGATGGCCGAATTAGTCGTGATGATGATCCTGAAGATTATTATCGTGTTATGACTACACCAATGGAAATTAGTATTGTTTCAGTACCAGCGGATCAGTCAAATCTAGTTGGCGTTGGGCGATCAGTTCCGGCAGAACCTAAATCTCAACCATCTTTGGAGGATGTTACTATGACTGATGAAGTCAAAAACAACGTCGATCTTGATGCGGTAAAAGCTGAAGCAGTTCGCGCCGCACGCAAGAATGACGCAGAAATCTTGGCGATTGCAGCCAAGCACAACAAGCGTGACCTTGCAAACGAAGCAATCAACAAAGGCATGTCCGTGGATGCATTCCGTGGCGTGTTGTTGGACGCTATCGGTGATATGCCACTAGACGTTGCACCAGCAACTGTTGACGCATCACCAAAAGAAAAGCGCACATATTCTTTGGGCCGTATGGTTCAGGCGCAAGTCACAGGCGATTGGCGCAATGCTGGTTTTGAACGTGAAATGAACGACGAAATTGCGAAGCGTGTAGGACGCAGCGCAGAAGGCGTTTATGTTCCAGATTTCGCATGGCAACAGCGTGGCCCATTATCAACAGCGGCAACAGGCGGTTCAGGTTCTGAAGTTGTCTTTGATGATTTCGTGCCAACTGCACACCGTGGTGACATGTTCATTGAAGCGTTGCGTGCGCGTCAGGTTCTTGGTGGCCTAGGTGCAACTTATATGTCTGGTCTAACTGGCCGTATTAAGATGCCAAAAATGGCGACAGGTGCAAATGCTGCATTTGTTGAGGAACTAGGTGATGTTGCAGATGGAGCTGGCACAGATGGCGGCGTTACATTGCAGCCACGCACAATGGGTGCATTCGTTGACCTATCACGTTTGTTGATGATGGAAAGCGTTCCAGCGATTGAGCAAATCATTCAAAACGATCTACTGGCATCAGCGGCAGATCGCACTGAATTTTACGCAATCCAAGGTTCAGGTTCTTCAGGCCAGCCAACAGGTATCCTGAACACATCTGGCGTGAACAACCTTGACATCTCAACAGGCACAGACCGTGCAGCGTTGACATGGGATGACATCACAGATTTGGTCAAGCTAGTTGAAGAAGATAACGGCATTGTAAACCCAGCGGCGGCAGGCTTCCTGTCTCACCCAGCGGTTAAAGCGGCGTTGTCATCAACAGCAAAAGTTGCATCAACTGACAGCGTGATGATCATGAATGACCCTTGGAATAACATCTATGGTTATCCAGCGGCGTTTACATCAAACATCCCAACCAACCTGAACCCGGGCGATGCGGGTAATGACGCATCTGCATTGATCTTCGGTGACTTCTCACAGTTGATGATTGCACAGTTTGGCGCACCATCCATCTTGGTCGATCCATACACCGGATCACGCGCGGGAACAGTTCGCATGGTTCTTCATGCTGAATTGGATGTGGGCGTTCGCAACGCAGTTAGCTTCGCAATCACAGACGAAGTTGACCCATCATAATTGAACTAACCAGAGGGGGCAGCAATGCCCCTTCTATCCACCGGAAGGGTGAACTATGAAAGTTAAGATATTAAAGAAATGCACAGTTGGAATTGGCGGCAACTTGCACGCCGGTGAAGAACATGATTTGCCAGATCGCACCGCGCAGAAACTAATTGCGCGTGGTTATGCTGAAGCGGCAACCGCACCAAAGCCAAAGGCAACCAAGCCAAAGGCACCTAAAAAGACAACACGCAGCGTTGGCCTAAAGAAGGATGACGTTGAACTAAGCACGCCAGAGGATGATAGCTAATGGCGATTGCACTTGCAGATGATCTTTCATCGATCTTTGCCGTTGAGGATTTCGCAACAGCGGCCACATACGATGGCAGCACGATCAACGGCATTTTCGACAATGAAACGGTTCCTATGGATGCCGGTGGGACAGCGCAAGTGCATCAAGAGCAGCCACGGTTTACATGTCGCACAACAGACGTGTCAAGCGTGGCATCAGGTGACACAATCACCATTAGTGCGGTCACTTATAATATTGTTGCGTGGATACATGACGGCACCGGCGTGACAGTCTTGCAGTTAGAGAAACCATAAGATGGCACACGTTAGGCAGCAAATCCGTGACGCAGTTGCAACCACGCTGACATCGGCGGTGACGCTGGTCAGTGGCCGTGTATATACAACCCGCGTGCATCCGCTGAATGAAGCCTTATTGCCGGCCATTAGCGTCTATACGGGCAGCGAAACAAGTGAACGCTATAACGTTGGCGTGACAGATATAAACCGTGAACTATCGTTGGAAATTGATGTTTATGTGCGGGAAAGCAGCACATTTGACGATGACGCGGATGCAATAGCGGTGCAAGTTGAAGAAGCGATTGCGGGTGATTTCACCATTGGTGGACTTGCCAAATCAACGGTGCTAACTTCAACCGCAATACAATTTGACGGTGAAGCCGATCAAATATTGGGCGTGGCAAAGCTGACTTATGCCGTCAGATATGTTACAGCTTTAAATGACGTAGAAACGGCCAAGTAAGGAGTTTATCTAATGGCTACACATTTCGGATCAGATGGAAGCGTGAAGTTGGTGACTTCAGGCGGTTCCGTTGCAACAGTTGGCGAATTGCTAAACTGGACAGTTACAATGACGACAGATGCAGTCGAAAACACAAGCATGGGTGACACAAACCGCACCTTTGTTTCTGGTCTTTCAACAGGCACTGGATCGATGTCTTTATACCTTGACCCTGATGATGCAGTTCAACAGGATTTGGTTCAGGGTGATAGCGTTGATTGTGAATTTTACATGGAAGGCACAGACAGCGGCGACACAAAATATACTGGCACATTTCTTGTGACATCTGTTGAGCGTGGCGCAACAATGGACGGCATTGCAACATTGAATGCCGAATTGCAGCTTTCCGGCGCACTAACAATCGGAACGGTTGCCTAATATGTCACTAGCTAAACGCATCGCGGCAAATCGGGCAGAAAAAGAATTAAGTTCGATTGAAATTGAAGAATGGGGTGAAAACGGGGAACCGCTAACCCTATTCTTTAGTGAAGTAAGCGCACGCGATATGTCAAAGATACAGAAAAAGCACGCTGACTTTATCAACAATCCGACAATGGATGCGATGGTTGAAATGATCATCCTAAAGTGTCAAACGGCTGATGGCGAAAAGGCTTTTGATATTGGTGACAAGTTCATCTTGATGGGTGAACCGTTAGGCATGATCGCCAAGGTGTTTGGTGCTATCTTTGAAACGGTATCTGTTGAGGAACACGAAAAAAACTAAGGGGCGATCCATTTAGGTTCAATCTGATTGCACTGGCTGAACTATTAAGCAAGACCATTAGCGAGATTGAAGAAATCAGTGTTACGGAATACAATGAATGGGTCGCATACTTTAAACTAAAGAAGGAGCGCGAAGAAGATGGCAGTTGAAAAGCTCACGTTTGAGATGAACGCCGTTGGCAACGCCGTTCCTGAAATGAAGAAAGTCCAAGCCCAGCTTGGCAATGTCAGCAAATCGATGACGATGGCCACCGCCGGTTTGCAGAAGCACGCAAACGCCAACCGTGCGTTGGTGGGTGCAAACAAGAACCTTACGCGCAATCTAGGCATGGCATCCTTGCAATTCCAAGATATGGCCGTTCAGGCTTCAATGGGAACTGATGCCTTGCGGATCATGACAATGCAAGCACCGCAACTTGCATCTGTATTCGGGCCAAAAGGGATGATCTTGGGTGCGGTTATTGCCATCGGCGGTGCCTTTGCAATGCTAGGTGATAAGACAACCAAGCTGACATTTGACTTCAAGAAGTTTGGCGAGGATATGCGCGTGGCATTTGCACCGTTCATTGATTTCATACGTCCCGCCGTCGATCTGGTCACAAGAGGTTTCGAGCTATTCAAAGAAGGCGCAATGATTGCCATCAATGGCGTGATCAATGGGACTGCCGCTTTATATACGGTCTATGCAAATCTTCCCGCCATTGTGCGTGAAGCCTTTGACCGTATGTTCACCCGTGTGGAAATGTTTAGGATAAATTTCCAATATTTCACGTTAAGTGTGAAAGAGAAATTCTTTGAAATGATTATTGCGATTGTCAGCCGGTTTAGGGATGCCATGACATCCTTGGGTGCTGAATTGCAACGATTTGGCATTGATTTCCCAGATGACATTGGGGCAGCAAGTTTTGACAAGTTGGAAGAAAAGCTAGGTGACATCAAGCACACAATGTCAGGCTTGCCGATTGAAGTGGCCATTTTGCGCAGTGAATTAGATGCGCCATTTGACAGCGTGACATCACTTAAAGACGATCTAGCCAATATCCCTAAGATTGATCTATTTTCATATTTTGACCGTGTGAAGGTCAAATCAAAAGAAACCGCTGATGCAATGAAGGACATCACAACGGTTGCGGATATGGTTGGCAATCAGTTTGAAAATGCATTCATGTCAGCGGTCAAAGGCACCAAGTCTGTCAAGGATGCATTCCGCGCTATGGCCGTTGAAATCATCGGTGAATTGTTCCGTATCTTTGTTGTGAAGCAGATCACCGGCTTTGTTACAAGCATGTTCACATCTGCATTCCCATCCATTGCTGGCGTTCCAGCGCGTGCAAACGGTGGGCCAGTGAATGCAAACACCCCTTATATGGTCGGCGAACGTGGGCCAGAATTGTTTGTGCCAGCGCGTTCAGGTTCTATCATGCCAAATGAGCGGATCAAAGGTGGCGGCGGTGATGTCGTTGTCCAGCAAACCATCAACGTGTCAACAGGCGTGCAACAAACCGTGCGCAATGAAATTCAATCCTTGCTTCCACAGATTGCCGAAGCGTCGAAAGCGGCGGTCATGGATGCACGCAAAAGGGGTGGCAGCTTTGCCAATGCGTTCTAATGGCTATTAGTTATCCTTTAACACTCCCATCACACACCGGCATTCAGTCAATCACCTTTCGGGCGGTGAACACGGTTGGCATCAGCCAATCGCCTTTCACCTATGCGCAACAGGCGGTGGCACATAGTGGCCAAAGGTGGGAAGTTGACGTTACTTTGCCACCTATGAAGCGTGCGGATGCTGAACAATGGGTGGCATGGTTGATTAGCTTACGCGGCCAGCTTGGCACATTCACCCTTGGCGATCCTATTGGCACAACGCCACGCGGATCAGCCGGCGGCACACCTTTGGTAAACGGTGCAAGCCAAACAGGCGGCACATTGGTGATTGACGGTTGCACGGCTAGTCAGACAGGTTGGCTAAAGGCCGGCGACTATATCCAGCTTGGATCAGCGGGTTCAGCCACCTTGCATAAGGTTTTGCAAGATGCTGACAGTGATGGATCAGGAAATGTGACTTTGGATATATGGCCGTATATACGGACGGCACCGGCAGATGATGCAGCGGTCACAACGTCAAACACAGTTGGCAATTTCAGATTGGCCAGTAATCAGCAAAACTGGAATGTAAATGAAGCGTCGATCTATGGCATGACCTTTGGCGCATTTGAGGCAATCTAATGTCACGCACGATAGCATCCAGCATAATCACCAAACTAAGCCAAGACACGGTTTACCCGTTTTATGCGATTGATCTGAATTTTGACAGCACGCCGGTTTACGCATGGACAGGCTTGGGTGAAATTTCATTGCACGGGAATACCTACAGCGGCACTGGTCAACTATTGCAGATTTCAGAGGTGCAAGAAACACAAGATATTGCCGCCAGAGGCATGACGATTGCTTTAAGCGGTGTTCCATCAGGATTGTTGTCTTTGGCACTCACGGAACCATATCAGGGTCGCACAGCTAAAGTTTATCTTGGTTTTATGACCAGTTGGGAAAACCCAGACAGTTCACCAGACACAATGGAGATATTCAGCGGCTATATGGATCAACTTAGCATCGACGAAGGCGCAGAAACATCGACGGTGAAGCTGACAGTTGAAAGCCGGTTGATTGATTTAGAACGTCCAAGAACCCGCCGTTATACCCGCGAAAACCAGCAAATCCGACATTCAGGGGATCGTGCCTTTGATTTTGTGGAAAGTCTGCAAAGCCAAAGGTTACAATGGGGCGGCGGTGGCTAAATGCGCGTTGCAAATTGGGACATAAAACTAGCGGAATATGTCAACAGTTTGCGTGATTATCCGTTCATTTGGGGCGAACATGAGTGCCTGACCTTTGTGAATAATTGCGTTGAGCAAATACGCGGTGAAACCTTTGCTGATGATTGGCTTGGTGATTATACGACAGGCAGGGGCGCATTTAAGGCTTACAGAAAGCTATTATATTCGCAAGAGTATGACACCATCTGCGAAATGTTAGATGACAGGCTAGGGCGGTTCACTGGCCGCTTTCCACCAAGGGGAACCGTTGTTGGCCGTCCGTGTGATCAAAAGATTGGTGTTTTGCCCATTGTTCTTGGTATAGTGGTGTCAGACTTGGCGGCTTTCATCGATACCGATGGCATGATATTATCGCCATTAGACGAAAACGATTTATTTTGGAGCGTTGAGTAATGCCATCCTTTATTGCCGCAGTGATTACCGCAGTCTTGCCCGCCGCTGGCGCAACGGCGGTGACTGTTTTCGCGGCTGGTACTGCAACGGCCATCACTTATGCCACGATTGCGGCTTATGCCATTGTGACGGCGGCCACCGCTTATTCAATGAATGCGCTGCAAAAGAAGGCTATGAACAAGGCTAGAGCAGCAGCGGCATCAGTTGCGGCAGCGCAAAAGGGATATGGCACCACGGTGAACGCGGTTTCACCGGCAGCGGATCATGCCATTGTTTATGGTCAACAGCGGGTTGGTGGCGTTGTCTTTTATCGGTCAGTGACAAATGATCAGCAATATCTACACAGCCTGATTGCCTTGGCTGGCCATGAATGTCACGAAATTGGCGATATTTATGCCGGCGACACATTGTTGACGCTAGACGGCGATGGCTTTGTGACCAATTCCGAATATCAGCTAAAGGATGAAGATGGCAATGTGACAGGGCCAGCTATCCGCATCAACAAGCATTTGGGAACCGCTGGCCAAGCCGCTGATGCCGATCTGGTTGCAGAAGATGGTGCATGGACAGCCAACCACCGTGCGGCTGGTGTGGCCTATATTTATGTGCGTGCAGAACATAGCACCAACGTGTTCCCGCAAGGCTTGCCGGTGTTCAGCGCGGTTGTGAAGGGAAAGAAGGTTTACGATCCGCGCACGTCCACAACAGCATATTCAAACAATGCGGCACTTTGCTTGCGTGATTATCTTTTAGCTGATTATGGCCTAGGCGCAGAAACCAGTGAAATCAATGACACCGCATTTTCAGCGGCGGCAAACACATGTGATGAGAATGTCACCCTAGCAGCCGGCGGCACTGAAAATCGTTATACGGTTGACGGATCGTTTGTCACATCTTTGCCGCCTGATGACATCATCACGGATTTGGTGGCATCGATGGCGGGTGTGATTTGGTATTCGCAAGGCCAATGGGGAACTAAAGCCGGCGAATATACGACACCTGTTTTGACACTGGATGAAGATGATTTGCGCAGCAACTTGCAGATCAGCACACGCCACAGCCGCCGTGATAACTTCAACACGGTCACAGGGACGTTCACAGGTCCGTCTACAAGCTATCAGCCGACAGACTTCCCACAGGTCACATCATCCGCTTTCGTTAGTGTGGACAACGGTGAAGTGGTCACACAAGACATCCCGCTGCCATTTACGGCAACACCCACAATGGCACAGCGGATTGCCAAGATTGGCTTGTTTAGAAACCGTGAACGATTCACCATTTCTGGCACATTTGGCTTGACTGCCTTGCAGTTGCAGATTGGCGACATTGTAAACATTACCAGCGCACGCCTAGGCTTCAGTGTGAAGCCATTTGAAGTGGTTGATTGGCGTTTTGGCCTAGGCGCAGATCAGACAATGGAGATTTCGCTAACCTT